GTGTGACATTAATTCACTACTACTTGCATAAAAAATCTTTTTTAAATTTTTACATCCTTCAGCAAATTTAAATATATTTAAATCCGATTTAATATTATTTGATAAGACTTGATTGGGTCTTTCATAAAAATTAGATGTCCCATTAATTGCAGACAAGTGATAGATAATCTCTATAGATTCTGAATTAAAAGTTTCCAAAGAATCACAAACATCTAAACAATTAAATTCATAACACTCGGGAATAGAATTAGCTCTTGACATATTATCAATTGCAATAACTTTTTGCCCTTGGTTAGTTAATTGTCTGCACAATTCCGTTCCTATCAATCCTGCAGCACCAGTTACAAGAATAGTCATAGATCTTTTCTAATTGTTGTTTTCCACTTACAATTATCCTCTTTAATTGATTGAAATAGTTTACAATCATCAAAGATATCTATAGAAAAATTTATATCTTTTGGTAAGCATTTTCCACCATAGCCACGAAGATCTTCATTTACCTCCATGTATGATTGACCATTTCTAACCTGATAAAAAGAATTTAAAAGAGTATTATAATCTGCACCATATTTTTTACAAATGTCATAATAATGATTGGCAAAGACAACTTTCATTGCAGCATAATTATTACACATCAATTTTAAAATCTGTAACTCAGAAAACTCTATTCTTTTGAGTTTGGATTTAATCGAATTATAGTTATTTAATTTACTTTGTTCTAAATTAGTAGCGTAGAATAATATATTTGCGTCTTTTGCATCATTTACTGCGTTTCTTTCTCTTAGAAATTCTGGAAAATAAGTTATGTTATCACCAGAAAAATCGAAAAATCCTGGAATAATAGTACTCCGTATTACTATTTCAGTTTTTGGACTATTATGTGTTATAGAAGATATGATATTTTTTATTTCCAGAAGATTGGAGTAATTGTCGGTAGGTACACAAATAAAAATTATCTCAGAATCAAATAAATCTGAAATATTTGTATCTAGAGAAATATCATGAATTTTTACATCTTCTTCTGGAAAGAAGGCTTGATGGGTTGCCTTCCCAATAACACCATAACCGACTATTCCAATCACTTTACAACTCCTGTAATTTGAATTGCATATCTGTCTTTCATACTAAAATTATAAAATGCATGTACATCATCATAATTCCAGTAAAAACAATCTCCGGCTTTCCATGTACAGTACGCAGTACCTTTAATTTGCAAAATTTGACCCGGAGAACTATCTTCCAACATTACCATACATCGTACTACATTATTATGGTTAACCTGATTTATTTCTATATACCTACCATACAAATCAGTATGGAGAGGTAAATATTGTCCAGGTTTAAAATAATTAACTGCTGGAGAAGCTTTATCTAAAAAAGAAAATTGTGGAAGAATGTATTCATCCACACATTTAGGCATAGGATTTGGCAAATGATACTTATACAAGGATAATTTTTCTCTACTATGACCAGAAGTTACATATTGATCTACCACTTCTGCATCTTGATGAGTTGACCATGAATAGTTAAGATTGTAAAAATCTTCAATGTTCCAATTTGGCGTTATATGACTAATCATTTAAATACTGACATCTGTGTTAAATCTGGGTAATCCCTGTGGCTCCATTTTTTACCGGGAATTTTTTTCCGCTCATTTAGTAATTCAATTCCGATTTTGGCCACCTCTGGAGTCATGTAATAATGATACCCGATACTATCTATGTCCTGTTCAGCCCATGGACGACTAAGATCACGACCATCATAAGACATTTTTTTAAGTATATCATAATCAGTCTTATTTTGCAATAAAATTGCACCTCCCCTCCCAAGGTTTAGGTGTTTTCTAAATTGAAAACTCAAACACATAAAAGTATTGGCCAAATAAGTATTCTCACCCCAAAGAACAGCTGCATCAATAATGTTAGTATTACCAAGATGATAGTAATCGGACCACTCTTCTTCTCTCCAACTCCATTTCAATCCAAGTTTAACGAGTGTCATTGGAACTGACACATAAGTTCTTGTAGGGATTGTGATATTATTAACCATAGTATGTCTCAAACAAAGTTCCAATGCATGAGTACATGAGTCTGTGGCTACTGCATATGGAGATCCAAAAAACTCTGCAATCTGTGATTCAAACTCAGTAACATATTCAAACATTTTCCAGTTCTCTCGGTGTAATTATTCTATCATTTGGTTTGCCATAAGTAAAGAATTCTTCGAGCGTATACTTATCTCTAAGTTCTGTCCACCATTTTTGATATGCTTTATGAGAAAATTCTAAATCTTTTCTTTCATCCTTTCTACAAATATTTTCAACATAACTGCCTAGATCAGGATTTATAGAAATCAAGGGTATGCAATAAGTCTTGCCATTATGGCCAAGAAAATAATCTAAAGTAACATTTGGAGCCATTGACCACTGAGAATTATTAATTCTCTGACATAAATCAAACTTACCTTCTTTGTAATGAAGACTCATAATCTTTTCAGCATATCTTCTATTAATCAAAGAAGCCCCAGTACCGTGTGCAGATAAGATCGGATGCAAAAAACAAGGAATTATATTTGGATTTTCAAAACTCATTTGTATACAGTCCCAATCATAGGGCAAACTATTCATTAGGTACTCCCAATCAAAGTGCCAATGTTCTATGAAACTTAAGTCATAATCATCTTCCATAAGAATTAAATATTTTTCATTACTTGATTCTAACCAATTTTTTATAGTTGACAAGTATGAGATTGAAATGCAAATTTCAACAAAATGACTTCTTTTATTTTCATAATGATCAAATGAATTTAATATGACCAGATCTTTCCAATTTTCATAAGTAGATGGTTGATATTTAGATCCAGAAACTACTGTATAGTCTTTAATACCCCAATAATCATACTGAGTTTCTGTGTATTCTCTTTTGCACGGTCTTTCATCAAGAGTTAAAACAGAAATCGGGGGAAGACCTTTAAGTTTATTATTCATTTTCTAATTCTTTTGGTGTGATTATTCTATCGTTAGGTTTACCATAAGTAAAAAATTCTTCAAGAGTATACTGATCTCGAAGTTCAGTCCACCATTTTTGATACGCTCTATAAGAAAACTCCAGATCAACTCTTTCTTTTTTCCTATCAATATTTTGAGCCCAACTACCAAAGTTTTGATTGACTGAAATAAGTGGCATACAATAAGTCTTACCATTATGACCAAGAAAATAATCCGTATTAAAATTAGGCATTTCTAATCCAACTGACCATTTGTAATTAGAGATTCGTTGTGAAAGATCAAATTTACCATCTTTGTAATGAAGACTTATAATCTTTTCAGCATATCTCCTATTAATCAAAGAAGCCCCTGTATCATGACCATAAAGAATTGGATGTAAGTAACAGGGAACAATTTTCTCATTTTCAAAACTCATTTGTATACAGTCCCAATCGTAAGGAAGACTATTCATTAAATAAGTCCAATCAAAGTGCCAATGTTCTATGAAACTTAAGTCATAATCATCTTCCATGATGATGACATATGGATCATTTGTAGTTTCCAACCAATTTTTAATATTTACCAAGTGTGCAACAGTTATAGAAAGTTCTGCAATATGCCAGTTCTTTCTCTTATATCCTTCTGGAAATGGATTCAGAATAACAAGATCTTTCCAGTAATCTTCATATGTTGAGAGTTGATATTTAGATCCAGAAATTACTTTATAGTCTTTAATACCCCAATAATCATACTGAGTTTCTGTATATTCTCTTTTATCCGGTCTTTCATCAATGGTTGCAAGAATTATTGACGGAAGACCCTTCAACTTATCCTTTAAATTCATGATTTACTTGCATAACTAATTGTTTTCTTTTAACGGAATTCAGGTAAAAAAGATCATCCAAAGTATAATTATGGGATTTATTTTTCCACCAATCTAAAACTAGTTCATCGCATGTTTTAGACATAACATTTATATTTCCATTCCTAAGACCATCACTTATAAAATTGTAATTAGTAGTAAAGAGTGGAATAGAATATGTAACTCCTATTTGATACAAAACAAAATCTACGGATTGATAATGATATTCTGGCCAATTTTTATTATATCCATAATTTGAATATAATTTGAATTTATTATCTATGTAATGAAGTTTGATTAATTTCTCAGCATAGGATCTATTGATCAATACACATCCCGTTGAGTGATTATTGTACGTCCACTTGGAAAGATTCATTTTAATAAAGTTCTCGCCAATGATGTGGAGCTGAACGCACTCCCAATTACAAGGCAGATTATCTACAAAAGTTTCCCAATCAAATTGCCAATATTCGACAGGATTTAAACAAAAATCATCTTCTACTACAAGACAAACATCAGATGCATTTGAATTATACCAATCAATTATGCCTTGTATTCTATCAATCAGAGTTGCAAGAAACCATACCCGAGTTCTAAGTTTATCAGTTACAACTTTAGATTTCCATTCAGTAAAATTATCTACAGAATATCTGGAAGAATTGACTCTATAATAATCCGTTATACCATAATCAGAAAAGTGTTTTTCTAAGTAGTCTCTACGATCCGTTCTATGATCTAGATTAAAATAATATATTGGAGGAAGTCCTTTTAACTTTGTATAAATGGCCATCAAAATTTAACGTATTCAATCATTTCCCAGTCATTCTCTTTTCCATAAGAAAAAAATTCTTCCAAAGTAAAATTATCTCTTTTAGTTTTCCACCAATTATAATAGATATCTCTACAAATAAAATGATGTTTCTTGGGAACTTTATCTAGATATGGATTTTGTGTTATTAATGGCAGTTGATATGTCACTCCCAAATTACAAAAAAATCCATCCAATGAAACTACCCTATATCCAGTATTAAAAGGATACATGCCGTACTTTCGTACTAACATATACTTTTCTTTAACAAAGTGTAAGTTAATTACCTTCTTGGCAAAATGTCTATTAATTAAAATAGGACCATAAAAACTCAACCTTTCAGTCTTTGGTTTAGGGTGAAGAAAAAATGGAATATGGTGATTTGATTCAAATCCTAATTGTACACAGTCCCAATCATATGGAATAGTTTTCATCAAATATTCCCAATCAAAGTGCCAATATTCGATTAGATTTAAATCATAGTCATCTTCAAATAAGATTAAATGTTTTTCATCGGTAGTTTCCAACCAATGTTTAATCATTTCGATAGTAGAAAGAGTAATAGAAGCCATTAATCTATGACTATCTTTTTCTATCATTTCTGGAAAATGTAAAATACGTTTCCATTTATCATAATCTTCAACTAAGTATTTGGATCCAGAGAATCTTGTTACGTTAGTAAGACTCCATTTATCAAATTGTTTTTCCATGTATTTTCTTCTATCTACTTCAGAATCTAGATTTAGATAGTAGATACTAGGAATTCCTTTGAGTTTATCAGACATACCAAGTGATGATTGAATATCTAGTACCCGAGGTCACGGGCATAACTTCGTGAGGAAACATAAAGTTTGATGGGAACATAATTATAGAACCCTTTCCTCCCCGTATCATGATTTCTCTATCAAAAAATGCAAACTCTCCACCTTCATAGTCATCATTCAAAAGAAAAGAACAACTTACTGATCTTTGTTGTTGTTTAAATGAATCCGTATGTTGAACATAAAACTGGCCTTTAGTGTATCTCAACAAGTCATATCCAGTATCAATCTCAGAAGCGACTTCTGGGAATAACTTTCTATACTCATTGATTGCATTTGAAGCACAAGTGTAAAAATCTTCGTCTAGTTTTTTTCTTATATCAAAATTTTTATCGATTACCATCTGTTCGGAAATATTGACTATATCGCAATTTCTAATTTTATCCGAAACATTTCCATCACCTACCCTACTTTTAGTCCAAAAACTACAATCACGATACTCTTCTAGAATTCTATCGCATAATTCTTCGGGAACAATGTTATCTAAAGTGAAAATATAATCACTCAAAGATCTTTGACTCTTATGAGAAATAACTTTTGGTTCAGTCTTTATTTCTTTTACAGGAAGTTTTTCTTCTACTGAAGTTTCTACCTCAGATGGCACATCCTCTGGCTTTGTTGACTCATTGAGTTTATCAAAATATGCATAAGCACAGTCTCCACGACTCCTTACATAATGCAAAAATACTTGAGTATAATATTCACCTTCATAACATTCTCTCCAATGAGGGGCTGTTTTACCCAAGTACAACATAGCATCACCTGGACTCAGTTCAACAGAACGTTTTTCTCCAGTTGGAGTTTCAATACATATAGGCCAAGTGGCATCACCATGCAAATGCAAAGTCAGTGAGATTTCACAAGCATCCCTATCTGTATGTCTAAGTAATTCACTACCATTCTTATAGACTCTTGAATATGCATAAGTAGGTAAAACAGGTTCCCCGATAGCTACAGAAACCTCTAGGGTTTTTTCACAAAGTAATTCTAAGAATGAAATATAATTATATTCGGAGTAAGAATTTGGAGCCTGACAATCTCCATCCAAATTTTTTTCTTTACAATGTTTTAAAAATTCAAAGGAAATTTCCGAAGATCTTTCCTTTGAAATAAAATTAGGCAAAACAATATAGTTATTTTCAAGTAATTTTTTATTCATAATTCAAAATCAATCGTGGTAATAATTTAAATTTCTTTTAATAGTTCTTCGATATCATAGTAGAGATCTTCTTCTTCGTCATTTTCATCTACACTTTCACCCTCAGCAAGTTCAGAATATTCAATGGTATTCTGTCTAAACTCAAATTGTTCTCTAAGGAATTGAGCTTGAGCCTCTTCTTCTATCTGTTTTTTGAGAGCAGCTGCATCTTCTAATTGTTTTTGAATTAAAGCATCTTCTTCATCTTTTTTTTCTTGCCACTGTTCTATTGCTTTATTAAAGATGCATACTCCTTCAATTCCAAGTGTAGTAATTGGTAAATTTTGATGATTTCCAACAAATTCAACTTCACCTTCACCTACACCATCATCATCCTCATCAAGCCACTGAACTGCATGAATTTGTTTTCCTTCAACTTCAGGAATCCAAGACAAATCAATGTCGCCATAGGCAACATAATTATAATAAACAGTTTTATCAGAGGGTATGATGGTTAATTTCATCTTTTATTCTCCAGCTTCTGGTAGTGTATTGGTGTTTGTTAAAGAAGTAATGTTTACTGGCAATATGCCATTTTGTTGAATCATATCAATATATAGTTGTCTATTTTCGTTATTAGATTTAACAACTTCATTTCTAAAGGACTCTACTGCAGCACCAGTCTGTCTTTGTTGTTGCGAATTTTCGATAGTTAACATAGGCAACCAAGTTACTGCACATCCCCAGTGATCTACATCTTCACCAGTGTTTGGATTCATTCCACGAACATGCATATACCATGAACACTTATTTTCTATGCAATCTTTTTTAATTAAAGGACAATAAGATCCAGGTTCAGTCTTTTTAAACATGTTGACAAAATTTCAGTAAGGGTATTATAACACAAGTTATGCAAAACTACAAACAATTACATCTATATATTGGACTCTAAGGTCTATAGTTGTTGAGAACTGAGCGGTTCCTGACCAAGGGTGATTGTGTGCTCCACCATTTGGAGCTTGAACCATTCCCCCAGTAGCTGGCGAAGATCTAGTCCAACCAGCTCCAGATTGAACGTCACCACCACCTGGAGTCAATCCCACAAAACCACCATTAGCATGAGTATGACTTGGAAGTTGAGCTGTTGTCAAAGTAGTATTACCAATAGTACCTGTCATAGGTATATTGCTTTGAGATACTGTTGTGAGAGAACTGGGGAACACTGTACTAAATGCTGTAGATCCACCACTGCCGCCGCCGGTCCCACTAACAACCCTAAGAGTTTTATCGTTGTGCGTAGTACTTTTTGTCCACCCAACAGGAGTAGTATTTTGATAAAAAATTGATACCGAATTTTGCGGTACAATTCCATATTTGGAATTTAATACTGTTGCATCACTAAATGTAATACCAGCCGCGGTTAATACTGCCATTTCTTATGATCTAGATTACTGTTGTATTTATTTATCCATTAAAACTACAAATGATTACATCTATATACTGGACTGCTATAGAAACTGGTTGGCTAACAGGTCCGGAAGCACTGACAGGGTGATCGTGATTGGATCCAGATCCTTCAGGTCCAGTATTTGGATTATTTCTTGTCCAACCTCCATTACGAGCTACATCTCCACCATTCCATCCAATAAACTGACCTGCAGGGTTAAATAATTGAGGCACTGCATTTAGTTGATAATTATTTGGACTCATATTGTGAGTATGAGAAGGAATTTGAGCAGTGGTTAGTGGAGTACCTCCGGTCGCAGTAGTAGTAACTACTTGACCAGCTACTGTAAAACTACTCAATGTTGTTGTAAAGGCATTACTACCTCCAGCACCACCAGCAGTGCCAGAAACAACTCTTAGTGCTTTATTATTTTGGGCCGTACTTTGTGTCCATCCTGTAGGGGCACTTGCTTGATAGAAAACCCAAACGGTACTTGTCGGAAAAATACCTCTTCTTGTATTCAATTGTGATAAATCACTAAATGTAATACCAGCCGCGGTTAATACTGCCATTGATTATCCCAAAATATTATCTACTTTTAGAGTATTTATAAGTCAACATTTTATTTTATTTTTTCTTCTCTAGGTTTTGGTTTATTACATTCATTGCAATAATAAGAAAACCCCTCTCTGAAGTACTTTACAGGTTGAAAGTTGTCTTCATTAAGTGGTTTAGTTTCTCCGCACTTATCACAGATTCGGTTCTTTTCTTGACTGTTTTCTGACTTTCTTGAGTTCTTTGAGTTCCATTTTAATATTTTTGTAAGCAGTCTCAGCATCAATCTTTCCTCCCATTTCCAGGGCACAAATAATATCTACTCGGGTTCCAAAGTGTGATAGAGCTTTTTCAAAGCAATCTAATTCCTCATACATCGTACTGAATTCCACAACGCTCGGCAATAATATCTATGCGAGCATCAAGAGAATTCTCAAGTTCATAGAGAGCATTGGTCATTCCAATGTTTTCTTCTTCTAACACTTTAACACGATCTTCAAGTTCCTGAAGTCTCTGAAAGATTACATCGCCAGGAGTAGGTTCTGGAAATCCCCACTTTTTAAAAAACCAATAAGGATCTTGTTTAGTCATAATACATTCACGGACTTCAAATAATTTCTATAAGCCATGAACCTGCGAAGTGAAGGTTGTCCTGGTATTGGGCCTAAACTTTCGCAGATTTCACAGTAACATAACCAATCATACCAAGGTGTTGTCGGATCCAGTGCTGGATGCGGACTTGTTTGTGTGTAGTTCTTTAAGGAGCTTAGCCAGTTCTGGAGTTTCATCCCATTCCCATACTTGGTTGTGTGTTGGATCTTTCTTTTCAATTGTATACGTTCTTTTAGCCATAATTCAAATCATTACATCCGAAGTTATTATAAGACAGATTTTATTTTTTATCAAGTCTTTGGTCTGACTTTGATAACATCCCAAATTCTTTGGAGTTCTGGAAAAGTTTCCATAGTATTTTCTTTTCTAATTTTGTCAAACTTTCTCATAGAATTTAAGAAGTGAGGTATCAAAATTTGTTCTTGATATAAATCGATATATTTTATTAAACTTTCATAAAAAATAACAGACCTTTTAGAATTATTAGGAATTAAAAAATTGTCTATATGATCTCTTATATTTTCTTTTGCAGCTTCTTTTGTTCTTTTATCCAAAATCCAAACAGATTGTTCTCTTGGAGTTTGTAAAAAGTTTAAGAAAAAATAATCAATATCTTTCATCAATCCACTGTTATAAAGAAACTTATGTAGATTAACTACTTCAAAAATATTTAAGGCCTGTACTGTACAATCGAAATGTAATTCGTGAGTGGACTCTTTGTCTTTAAATCTGTCTCTAAATTGTTCTGCATGTGAAACAAATCTATCCCATTTGAATCCCTTTCGTATCAACTCACCCTTCTTACAAGTACCATCAACACTAATATGAACTTGAACTTGTTCATTAAACTGGTCCCACATATCAAAAATATGTCTGCCCTTATAAACAAGATTACTAAAATTACTATTATAAGCTATGGTTACCTTATCATTTCTACCCAATTCAATTAATTTATCGAGTATTTTCCAATGTTCATCTATAATTAAAGACTCTCCACCAGAAAAATATAAGTGATTTACCATTCCCAAGTATGGTTCAACTTCCTCATATGTTTTTGCAGCGGCGTCCCACCTGCCAGAAATTTTTCCATATCGTTCCAACTCAAAACTAGAACTAGAAGTCTCACTGCACATTCTACATTTAAAGTTACACTTACTACTTAACTTCAAATCCCACCAAATAAATCCGGGTTCATTAACAGAGTAATCATCATTTGTTTCATATACAAATTTTTTGTACATGTCAAACAAATCTCCATTAAAATCTTGTCTTAAGGAACTTTTGCCTGCAGCCTGGTTATTATAACATACTTGACAACTTTTATTTGGGACACCATTCAACATATCCTCCCGCAACTTCTTTATTGGTTCATCATTCCAAATTTCCCATAAAGATTTTTTCTTTATATCACCATAAGTATATTCCGAGATACAACATGGTTTTACTTCTCCATCATGTCTGACATCCAAACACATCCAGGGAGCAACACAAAAAACTTCTCCGTCCAAATTAATTTTATTTTTGTCAATCATTTTTCATAATCCTCTCTAATTCTGGAAAAACTTCTAAAGAATTTTCATTCCGTATAATATCTAATGCTGACATATAAGATTTAAAATTAGGAATAAGATGTTCCTTCCTTTCAGTAGACAAGAGTTTAAGAATAGACATATATTGTTTAATGGAGTTGTTAGCTTTTGCAGGTACAAGATAATTTTGAATATGATATTTAATTTTTTCTCCAAGCAGTTTTCTCGACTCAGAATCAAGAATTAAGATAGACATAAAATCTGGATTATGTAACATACACAAATGAAACTGATCCCAACTTTGGATTATACCTCTAAGATAAAGTTCTTTATGTGCATCCATGACATGGAAACAATTTAAGACTTGAAAAACACAATTAAAGGAAACTCTCTGATTAGGAAACTGTGCTCTAAACATCTTGAAATTATCTAAAAATCTTTGCCAATCAAATCCCTTACGAATTATTTCACCTCTCCTTTCCGTACCATCGAAACTTATTGATATTGATAGATTCGGAAATTTTTTCCACAACTCCAATACGTTATTATCTTTATACTTTAAAGTACTAAAATTTGTATTATAAGATATTCTAACTTCTTTATTTCTTCCTTTTTCAATAAGTTTATTTAAGATTTTATAGTGATGATCATTTATAAGAGGTTCACCGCCAGCAAAATAAACTTCTTCAACAATATCATACAAAGGCTCAATGTCCTGGTGTACCATATCAACATCAATTTTGGGATACTCACCCTCAATATTATATTCCTTTCGCATCTCTTGTTCCCAGGAACTGCTATATCCAGGACTACACATTCTACATTTAAAATTGCAGACATTATTTAATCTAAAATCCCAATAGACAAGATTAAATCTTTCAAAAGTTCCGTCTTCTTCAGTCTCTTTAACATACTTAAAATGTTTTGCATAGGTAGAGTTCATGTCTTGTCTAAGAGACCCGTGTCCAACTTCCTCTTCTTTATAACATGCAGTACAAAAACTACATTCTTCTCCCGCCATCATCTTCCTACGCATCTCTTTCATCTTTTCATTATTCCAGATATCCTTAAGAGACTCGTCTAATAAAGAACCCATCTTAAAGTCTCTAGAATCTCCACTACATTCAGATGCGATAATTTCTAGAGGTGTTCTCTCCCCTCCGGTATCCTCATCTGTTGGATCTTCACTATCGCACACAGGCATTAGACAACATGGGTATACATCTCCATTTGGTCCAATATTCATATGAGTCCAAGGAGCCATACAAAAAGTTTTATTTGTAGTAATATTCATAAAAATTTGCCATGGTAGTTATAATTATACATCATTATAGACCTCCTTCCATGGTCTTTTTGATAATATAATTAGTGTATTCTTTGTTTGGATGATTAATTAGTCTTTCGTGATAAAAATCAATGATTGTTTTAGCTGCAGTACCTTGAAATAATGCGGGAAAAACTCCATGTATAATACTAGAACATCCAACCATTATTAGTTTAATTCCAGCATAAGTAGCCCAAAATAAATGACTCCTATAAGTCTCTTCGCTGGCACTTAGGTGCATAGAACTTTCTTTTAATAAGTTAAATTTTGTCATTCTATTCCCTCAAATATTTTCAAATATTCCCATTTATTTTGTAAAATGAATTCTGATGTATCAGATTTTGTTTTAGCTCTAGACCTAAAATAGTCTCTTAATAATTGATTATCCATTTTAATCCCAGTAAAAAAAGAATTGGGATCTAAGATTTCATACTTACTAATATGATGCCCCCAGTATATAGTTCCCATTTTGGCATTAATTTTTTGAACTAAAACATCAACATCCAATGTTGTTTTCCATATAGCTAAGTATATTTCATTTACTGCAGGATCATATACAAATCTAGCATCTATGTATTGATCAAGAACTTCTAATATTTTATTATGACTTTTTATATCTACATTTTGACCATTGATTCTAATTAGATCCGACCTACCATTGTGGTAAAAACAATTAGAGTCTATTAAAAACTCGTCATTCGTACAAACTTTATAGTTATAAGTCGGAATATTCACTTCCAAAAGATTCTTTTCAGTAAAAGAAATCTTATAATAGTTATCCACCAAAGTGAATTTATTCTGAACAAAGTTTTTATCACTTGCATAATTTAAAAATATTGGTCCGCTAGTTTCAGAACTACCGAAAATACTTACAATATCTTTTATTTTTCCATCTTTTACATACGATATCCATTCTTTTTTTATAGTGGATAATGTATAAATTATAGTTCTAGATGGAGGATTATCATGATTAATATTATTTAAGTATCCATCAATATCATGAGTATATGCAATCATGATATGATCAAAAATATTTTGATCTCTCATAAAATATTTGTGATCATTAAAATCAGCGGCTTCTCCCCAATAATTATAAACTTTTTCTACATCCTTAGACATCAATGTTGGAATAAAGTAAGTAGCTGGACCACTACCATGTCCCAAACACTGTTCATTTACAACTGTTCCATAGTACATCTTAGAATTTCTTTGACACAAATCAAATAAAAATTCATGACTATGTTCTATAATTTTTGGAGTTCCTGTAGTACCACTTGAAGTACATCTCATTGCAATTGATTTTGGATCAATCTCTACTTCACAACTAAGATCTTCATTGTACTTATGGGATATGATATCTTTATGATAGATCGTATTTAAACAATGTTTTGCAAGAATAGAAAATTTACTTCTAGGTTGTTCTTCCAAATAATGATCAGGTTCACAAATAAAATAATGTATGGGAGATAATAATTGAGTTTTAGTAGTAGACTCCGGAGATACTATAGTCATACTATAATCAATTATTGATATTGATAATCCCAGTTCCAAACAAGCAAAGAAACTCGCTACTTTATATAAAGAAGTGTTTACATATCCGATAAGAACAGTCTGTCCTGACTGTAAATTATAATTAGAGAGAAAGTAATTCTTAATTTTATTTACTGCTTCTTCAAAATCATCGTAAGTATACTCTATGAGATTACCTTCTTCAGTAATGTCATAGAATGTTATATTATTATTGATAACTTTGCTATCAATTACTTTAACCATTGTGCAAATTCTTAATTACTGCCGCAAAATTTGCGTGACCTTTATATAATAAACCACCTACGATAGCCATGTCAAGTAAAAAAATAATGACAAGAGTTATCGTAAGTGGTATTCGTGTATCAGGCTTCGGGGAGTGGTGATCCATCTTTAATCTCAATGTAGATTACAGGAGGAGAATCGTTCCAGTGACGAATCACCCCAGCCACAATAAAACCATTAGTGACCAGGTAAGAAACAAAAATAAAGGTGCGTATCCAAGCAATAGTATCAGATTCTCGGTCGCATTTAGATGCCTTTTCTCCAAGTGCTTTAGCCCACCAACGCCAGATTGTCTTCCTCTTCTTCGTGGACTGATTCTCTAAATTTGACATATTCCAGATCTTTCCATTGTTTGTGATAACATAAAACTAACAATCTTTCGTTGCGGTGTAAACAACAGGCCTCATAATTAACACAATCTTTAGGACGAACATTAACTTCTATTGTAATGTAGTCATCACATTTAAAATAAACCCAACCTTCAACTCCTTTTGTCCACCTAACATAATCGTTGACTTTGGGTTCATACATTAGAGTTTTCCTCCTACCGTACCTTCATGAACTGCTTCGGGTTCAGGCCAACCTTCCTGCCGTCCTTTAAGATAAAAACGGGTGCCTGATATACATGAGTCTTCAGTGAGAGCCGAGACCAATCCATTTCCTTCTTTGTCATAACTATCCCAGAGAAATTTTCCTTGTTCAACACGGAACGCATCATCAATCCATTGAATTTCTTGCATTTATATTTTTTCAAAGTTGACTCGGACATTTACTTACTACCATAGCAATGGCAGCAGCTTCAATAGCAGGAGAAGTGGAGATTACTCTCCTCACATTTGACCCGCCATATTTATCGTTAGCCTTACTATAGGCAACTAGAACTGATCGCAGAGTGTCCATACCTTTATTGCGATTCGCACAAAAGTCTACTGCAACAGTATTCAATAGTGTCAGTAAAGTTAGTTCAGCCATCCCCTTTAATAGTTAAAGTGTAATCTTTCTTTGTTAGTTTATGTTGTTTTACGAATCTGTCAACATGATCTTTACATTCAAACCAACAGATTCGTTTTTCTTTACCATCCTTCAGATCCACTCGGAAGATGAAGGTTTCATACGGAAATTTTTCGTCAGTCATTAAGTGGGTTGTTCCTGCCTTTGAGTATAGACCACATCAAAGAGTTCGTCAAGGATCTCGTTACATTCTTGATATTCCGTTGAATTGTGGAGTGTTTTTTCAATTTGGTATCTACGAACTGCAGTAAAGATCAGTTTGTATTGTTCAGGTGTAAAGTTCATTATTCTCCAAGTGTGTGAATGACAGGTTTTTCGTGAGCAAGAATATTATAAAGGTTTTCGTTTTGTGCAGCAGATACAGGGATGAATTCTGTATTGACATCAAACTGATCATCACGGATAGCTTGATTGATGACAATAGATCCATCTGGGCCAGAATAAGATCGATGGAAGGTCATCTTAGGAATTACCAGAGCACCAGAAGAACGATTGAGGTGTACAATATGATATGGGTATCTCCACTCAGGGTTCACCAATTCAAATGTACGAAGACCAGACAGAACACGATTGTGATCTACCTGGTGATAGTGAATATAAAATTGTTTTGCACCCACAATATCATCTGGTGGAGAGATTGCAGGGCCTGTATGACATACAAGATCTTGGGCATTAGATCCTTCTACCGAGATATCATAGAATACAACTGCATCAGTTTCACGGAATACTCTATGTTTTTTGAAAGTTACTTCGCTCATTTTTAATCATCCTTGTTAAAAGTAATCGTTGTAATTTTTTACCCACTTATTAATATTAACATCTGTAGAGCAGTGACATATAGTTTTATTGCAAATAACTGGAAACTTTGTCCATTTTATATTTTGAAAATCATCAATGTTTCCGATTGAGCCCCCAATCATACAATTACCCAGAAATATTGATCCTGTAGAATCTATGAATAAACTTTTCAATCCAACTTCACATATATATCCTTTGAAATTAGTCATTCCCGAATTAATAAATTGAACAGGATTTACATGGTCTCCACTTGCAATAGACTTATCATCAAACTGAAAACGAGACTGTAATTCTACTGGATCATATCTATTAATTAAATGTTTGATGACCTTTTGATGTGGTTTTGTGGCTTCATCACTCTTAAACCAGTTTAACTGATCTTCAGTATAAACAAATGATTCTCTGTTCTTACCACCCCAATCAAGAATTCTAACGGGTTCTAATAGACAAGTATCTATATCTTTTAAAGAATTGAAAACCTCCATACAATGATCCCATTTAGAGGGGAGCATCATCACTCTGGCAGTTACGAAAGTATTTAAACTAGAACTAATTACTTTCTCTCTAAAATCTTTAGCAGGAAATTCTGGATGATATGAAAAACAAATGTAATACAAATACTTTGAAATATCTTTCCAATAATCTACTGGCTTAAAAGCGTTGCTAGTTACTCCTATAGTATGTCCAGCAGAATTAAAAGTTTTTACAAGTTCTGGAAAAAATTCACTAAGACTAGGTTCTCCACCTGCAACAGAACAATGAATTTTTGGATATCTATCGAATAGTTTTTCTAAAAATTTTTTTGCATTATCCCATTCATAATGGTGGCCAATTCCTCCATGCAAACTCGGAGTACAATATGTACATCTATTATTACAAATATTATTAGTCATCCAAGTAAGATTCATCAGAGATTGATCTTTTTGATATACTCGGATAATTTTTTTATTTGTTTCAATCATTTAAATTTTGTTCCTGTTGCAATCTATCTATATAAAAATAAATCGTCGCATTTGAATATTGAAATTCTTCGAATCTATGAGGTTTTTTCTCTTTCATCTTAGTTAACATATTAATCCAGTCATATCGTTTATCCACTACCCAACCATAGTGACGTTCATCTTGGAATAAATCGTACTTTGTTTTCATTACTCAAACTCCCGAGGTTTATTACTATTGTCAATAGGAGGAATATAAGGAGGAATGACCTCGCAAGTCACACGGATATCAGAGCCTTTTGTTGCTTCTGCCATCTCACGATAGCCAAGACCAACGTAAATCTGTCCACTGACTACTGCAACTGCCATGGATCCCCAGAAATAGTAATACCACTTAGTCTTTACTTGGTGGCGTAGAATCTTATTGACTTTCATTTGAATACAGCGGTAACTCCGACTACTTTAGCATTAGGATTGCGAGCAAGGGCGACTTGTCTTGCTTCTTGATAGTCACGGGCTTGTACTTCCTCTTTGAAGACTTTACCCGCAACATAAAGGGTAACTTCACACTTCATTAATCTTTTAAATAATGTTCTTTATCAGTATCAAATTCAATCCACTTAGCATCTTTCATATTAAGACACATTAGAATTGTCTCATGTTCCCGATGTTCTCGTGTCGTACCACGATACAAGTATCTTCTTTGATACGCACAACACCAGACATTATAATAGATCTTAGCTTTTTCAGAAAGAGCCATTTCCTAGTCGTTCAAAACAAACACTGTTAAACTTACCCTCTACACCGCGAAGAATAAGTTTGGTGTGGGAAGACTTTATAATCATTTGTTGAACAAAGTAAACCCCACCAGGAACCAAAAGATGTTCTGGGTCTGTATTATTTCCCCAGGCAACTTGTTCTTTAGAACACCCAACAAATTTTACAAAGTCTCCCTCTTTAATTTTACCATAAGAGAATTTTGGAATCTTGAGATCTTTCTTCACTTCTTTTCCTCTTTTGGTTGGATTTTCTGTTTTGTAGGATCTGCATAAGGGACTCGTCCCTCTTTCTCGTACATCAGTATATCATACTTAAACTTGCACTCATGGGGTTTCTGATTACAAAGAATAAGGGTATCATTGATTGCACGATGAGATCCTGCAGAGGATCCAAGTGAACCTCCGATAAGAAGTGTCAAACCTATAAAAGCAATGGTTTGGATGTTAAAAAAACGATCCTTCATCCCAAAAGTTACCTCACTAGACTAGGGTCATTCTACCACAAAGGTCAGTTTTTATCAAACTCCTTTTGCAATTCTTTTGCCAATTTCATAGCCCGTCTCCACATAAAATACTTTGCCCATGGAGTTGCGGGATTATGAATAAACCACCATTTGGTTCTTTGAAATCTGTTCTGTACTATTTTAGTTATGTAATAGAAAGCTTTTGCTACACTTTCATCAGTAACTATAAAGTACGCAAGTAAGGCAAATATAAAGAACCAAAAGTAGTAGTATTCCATATCAGTGCCACCTTAAAGTACTCAGATACTTAAGAACATTTTCTCTCACATCCATAAGTTCATGGTAACATTTTTGATTGTGAGCGCACTGTCTAAGAGCGTGGTCTGGTTTTAATACAGACTCAATGAAAATATCTAGACCACGGTTCCACTTAACTTGTTTTGATTCCCCGTCGTCTATTGTGTACTGGTCTTTCATTCGATTACTCCGTCTACTTCTCCAGCAAATTCAAACTCTTCAATATCAGTCACAGGGACTTCATATTCGTTAGCAACAAGATACCAATGTTCTCCATCTCGTACTCCGAGATATTTCATTTGATCTTCATCAAAACAATGTTCACGCATTGCTGCTTGAATTTTTAAATGGATAAGTTCGGATTTGGTTGGAACTTTCATAGTTTTATGTGTTCAACACATAACTATTCTAATCTATTTAACACAGTTGTCAAGATGGAGAATAGCGGACTCGAACCGCTGACATCCTGCTTGCAAAGCAGGCGCTCTACCAACTGAGCTAATTCCCCGTGAAGAATACTAAGACTCTGCAGGAACAAATTCTACTTGAGTTTTCCATTTGAATCCAGGAGTTTCCCAAGTTTGATTATCATTAATAATTTTCTTACTATTGTTATCAGGTACTTTGGGATTTTGCAAATCTTTAATGCAATTTCCCTCATACAATTCATCCAATCTCAAACGAGATGGATAATGTTTTAATAGGTATGCAGCATTTAATCGTACCTTCTCAGGTACATTTGGAATTTTCTGCGGATTAGTTAAATCTACTAAAAATTCTCTAGAAGCAATTAGAGAATTATGTTCTTGATATGGAAGAGTCATAAGTCATCTAGCATACTGTTCTACTATGAATAATACTTCATTTAAATATCTTTCGGCAACTTGTTTTGAATGATAATCACAATTTTCATTGTATAAATCCTTCTTTAATTTTAAAACTCTAAGTTGCATCTCTTGTTTGGTCAATGCATTTCTTGGCATAAATTACCCATATTCTCACAGTATATATAAAGAAATTAGTCAGTAATATAATGAATGTTTGTATTGTGGGTACAGGAGCCAGTGGACTTATGGCGGCTTGTGAGGTAATAAAATTAGATTT